ATCCTTTCCACATGTTGGGAGTTGCTGGTGTCTTCGGTGGTTCTCTTTTCTCTGCTATGCACGGATCTCTCGTCACCTCTAGTCTCGTTCGTGAGACAACAGAAAACGAGTCACAGAACTACGGATATAAGTTCGGACAAGAAGAAGAGACATACAACATCGTAGCCGCTCATGGTTACTTTGGTCGTCTGATCTTCCAATACGCTTCATTCAACAACTCACGTTCACTTCACTTCTTCCTTGCTGCTTGGCCCGTTGTAGGCATCTGGTTCACTGCTCTTGGTGTTAGCACCATGGCATTCAACCTCAACGGTTTCAACTTCAACCAGTCCATCATCGATTCACAAGGTCGTGTGCTCAACACTTGGGCAGATGTTCTGAATCGTGCTGGTCTTGGTATGGAAGTAATGCACGAGCGTAACGCTCACAACTTCCCTCTCGATCTTGCTGCTGCTGAGAACACTCCTGTTGCTCTCACTGCACCTGCAATCGGTTGAGTTAGTTAAAACTTAATCACTAGGGGTCTCAGGACCCCTTTTTATTTCGGAGGATATAAATGGTTTCATCTACTTTACAACAACCAATTACACAGAGAGGGTGGTTTGATGTTCTCGATGACTGGCTTAAGCGTGATCGGTTTGTTTTTGTCGGTTGGTCTGGCTTATTATTATTTCCGACGGCTTATCTCGCTCTTGGCGGGTGGCTTACAGGGACCACCTTCGCAACTTCGTGGTACACCCATGGAATTGCGAGTTCATATCTTGAGGGGTGTAACTTTCTTACTGCTGCTGTATCTACTCCTGCTGATGCTCTCGGACATAGCCTTCTACTCCTTTGGGGTCCTGAAGCTCAGGGAGATTTCGTCCGCTGGATCCAACTTGGGGGACTCTGGACTTTTGTGGCGCTCCACGGAGCTTTCAGCTTAATCGGTTTTATGTTACGTCAGTTTGAGATTGCTCGACTGGTTGGTATTCGTCCTTATAATGCAATCGCATTTTCTGGACCGATTGCAGTATTTGTTTCTGTATTCCTGATGTATCCATTGGGACAATCCAGTTGGTTCTTTGCACCATCATTTGGTGTTGCTGCAATCTTCCGTTTCCTTCTGTTCCTTCAGGGTTTCCATAACTGGACCCTCAACCCCTTCCATATGATGGGAGTTGCTGGTATACTCGGAGGAGCACTACTCTGTGCTATTCATGGCGCTACCGTAGAAAACACTCTCTATGAAGATGGTGAACAAGCAAATACATTTAAAGCATTTGAACCTACTCAAGAAGAAGAGACATATTCGATGGTTACTGCCAATCGTTACTGGTCTCAAATCTTTGGTATTGCTTTTAGCAATAAGCGTTGGCTTCATTTCTTTATGCTTTTTGTTCCCGTTATGGGTCTTTGGACATCTTCTATTGGGATTATTGGTCTTGCCCTTAATCTACGTGCTTACGACTTTGTAAGTCAGGAAATTAGGGCAGCTGAAGATCCAGAGTTCGAGACCTTCTATACTAAGAATATTCTTCTTAATGAGGGACTTCGAGCCTGGATGGCACCTGTAGATCAACCTCATGAGAACTTTGTGTTCCCTGAGGAAGTTCTTCCCAGAGGAAACGCTTTGTGATATACTGGGAGGGGAGACCCTCCTTTTTTAATGATAAGTTCTGAGACACCATATAAACTTGCTGAGATCATTAGAGATACTTGGCCACAATTATATCCACTAAATAATTTTCAAAACTTAACAAATGTTATGAAGTTTACAGTTTATTCCAAAGACGGCTGCCCATATTGTACAAAAGTTCAACAGGTGTTAGAATTGGCCGAGTTACAGCATGTAATCTACAAATTGAATACTGATTTTACTAAAGAAGAATTTTATGCAGAATTTGGTGAGGGTTCTACATTCCCTCAAGTGATTGTAAATGATGAACATATTGGTGGTTGTACCGATACAGTTCAATATCTTAAGGAGCAAAACTTAGTTTAATGGAAACTAATTTTCACGAAGTTTATAACGATGTTGAAAAAGCAATTGATTATGCTTTCCAGGGAAAGTTTGTTCTAAAATTTTATGATTACCTTAAAGTCAAAGGTGCAAGGAAAGTTGAAGTAGAAGAGTTTATTGAAAGTTCTACAGCATCAAACATCAGTAATGTAGTAATGGATCTTGATGATTATCTTGAAGGTGGTGCTGATGAGATGCATAAACAACTTCGTGAAGCTTATGGTCATATCCCTAAACCAGAAGCAAGAAAAATAAGAAACTATTTGTATGGCATCTTGGAGGATGCATGGAAGTATAATCATGACAAAAGGAAAGGGAGACGCAAAAAACAAACTAAATAACTCTGAACCCGAGATCAATCGGGGTGTGGAATTATTATTACGGAAACGGAGGAAGAAATCTGAAGAACCAAAAACATTCCAAATGAGGTTTGGTAAGATGATTTCTCTCCTCAAGAGAGAGATACACATACAATTCGAATTTCATTTGGACATTCGGAAAAAGTAACTCTCGGAGAAAGACAAATGTTAGCAGTAACACTCACCATCGGCACTCTTGTTTCAGTAATGTTCTTTTTTGTTGGTGGAGTAATTGGATGGATGGCCAAGCAACATTTCTATGAGAGCTCATACCCCTCATATACACACCCAGAAATGTTTGATCAAAATGGAAATATAATTCCAGACGAAATTTTAGCAGTGAGATTTGAAAATGACTACGAATACGACGACGAAGAAGACGACGAGTAGAACCAGAAAGACACCAGCAAAATCTACTACTCAGTCTAAAACAACTAAGAAACTTCCTCCCAATCCTTTTATGAATGAGATCCTGGATCTTGTTCATGAGCAGGAGACTGATGAAGATAAGGTTAAAATTCTTCAACAATATGCAAACGATGCTCTTAAAACTCTTCTGATCTGGAATTTTGATGAGAGTATCATTTCTCTTCTTCCTACTGGAGAAGTTCCTTATCAACCAAACGAAAGTCCTCTGGGTGTAGATCACTCTTCTCTCCGTAGGGATTACAAGAACCTCTACAACTTTGTAAAGGGTGGTAATGATTCCCTTTCTAAGATCCGTAGAGAAACAATCTTTATTCAGATTCTTGAATCTCTTCATCCAAATGAAGCAGAAGTTTTAATCCTTGTAAAAGATAAGAACCTGGAAGATAAATATGATATTAGTCTTGATATTGTGAAACAGGCTTATCCTGATATTGTATGGGGCAATCGTTCGTGAGTGTAGTTGCGGAGAAAGTTATGGCAGATTCTAAAAACGAAAACATAAGAAGACTGCCTCATGAGTATGGATGTGAAATCCTTTTTGAAAGATCAACTATGGTTCAAGCAAAAGATTCATCACTTCCGAACGACGCATATCTGATTTGGTATGATGTCGATGGTGAAACTTTTATGGATGTAACTCGTTGTAGAAAGAGAGTTGACTTATTTGATTTCTATTACGATAAGTATGGTCCAGGAGCAGTTCGTAAGATTGATTTTGGATACGGAAGAGTAAACCCTAAACTGTGGGGATATAAAGCACCAGATAAAAAGAAAAAGAGATGAGTGAAGGTTTTAGTGAAGAAAAGATTGAAGTTGCAATCAACAAAGACGAAGTAAAAAATCTTCTTAAAAAATATAAGAAGGTTAAAAAATACATGCGTTCTCCAGTGTTCACTGTCAAAACGATGGATGGAACTGAAAAGTTTGTCAGTGAACTTTTGAAGGACGTGGCGGATGGGTAAGCATTATCTTCTCAACCTTTATGGTTGTTCCTTTGTCCTTCTGGACGATGAGAAATGTCTTATTGACTTACTAGAGAATGCTGCTGTAGCAAGTGGTGCTACTGTGGTTCAGACTATATCAAAGAAGTTTGAACCACAGGGTGTCACTGTGATTTGTTTGCTATCCGAAAGTCATATCAGTATTCATACATGGCCTGAAGAAGGTAAGGCAGCAGTGGATGTTTATACCTGTGGTGATTGCAACCCTAAGATTGGTTGTGATATCATCATACAACAACTTTATGCTCAAAATCATACCTTAAGTTATATTGAGCGTTAACTAAATACACTATATCTGGAGAAGTATATGCTCTCTACTCAATATCGTTTACGCCTTGAAGCAATATGCGAACGAATTGTGAAAGGTGAATCAGTAGAGTTAAGTGAAATGATTTGGGCAGAAAAACTGGCAAAGTCAAATCGTTCTGCTGCAACTATTCTGAGACAAGCAAGAAGACGTGC